CAAATAACACCTCTCCATTAACATGTTTGTCAGAAATGGTAGGTCTAAGAACTTCACTCCATGCTTCCTCTGGTATGTCTGAGAACTCGTCCAGTACAAGAAAATTAAGACCAACACCCCTAAGATTATCTGCTGACTTGTCCGCACCCTTTAAACTAATCTGACAATTATTAATTAAGACTACAGTTAGTTCTGTTTCATTAATATATTTAACCCACCTTAATTCTTTGACTTTTTTCTTTAGCTGTTTCCACATGATCTCCTTACTCATTCGGTAAGTAGGACTCACATAAAATATCTTTCCGTTATCTGCAAACCTAGCTTTTCTAAGTATCTCAGTAAGGCATAAATGTGTCTTGCCAAATCTTCTTCCTGTAACTAGGACTCTGAATCTTTTATTAGATAAGCATACTTGTTTTTGTGGTTCAGATAGCATTAAAATAAAAGGAGTGTCTTGGGTATTTACTTAGTTGTTTAATAATGGGTTGATACATATCGGCTTTATAATTTAGTATTACCATAACATGCTTACTTGAATAGCTGAATATATCTTTAATTACTATGCTTAAGTAATCTAAGGGTACAGTTTCTAAAAGATTACTAACAACAATAAGATCGTAATGATGGTTGAAGTTGCTAGTAAAAGTTTGTTGTTCAATAGTTTCTTTACTGGCTTTAAAAGAGTGTCCGTAAAGCAAGATAGTTTTTGCCTGATAGTAGAAAGCTTTGTTAAGGACTTCTTGTCTAAAATTAATTTCATAGTTTTTTATGTCCTCTAGGTTTATGATTAAATGATACTTGTTCATCTTTCCCCACACATTCGTACCATGTCTTTAGTACTGTTAATTTTTTAGATTCCATATTATTCTTCGCCCAAATCATTACTTGATCTGCATTGGTAATACAATCTTTTTCTGTTGCGTAGTATCTGTACTTTGGTTCTGCAAACCAAAAATCATAAACATTGGGAACTTGTCCGGTTGGATTGGCGACCATTATGTGCATAAACAAAAAGTATTTAACCATTAAACTTCATTGCCCCAACTATCCCAGCCTTCTATTTTCTGTCTAGCAAATAGTTCTATTCTTGGTTTATCTCCCATTAAGGTAACTATGTCATCTCTAATACGATCAGGTTTTCTTGAGTGTTCTCTACGAGCATCTATAACTAATTGCCTTACTGACTTTGATACTCTTTTGGGTTTTCCTTTGGTTGCTAATAAACACATCTCTGGATTGCCTCTTGTCCAATAACCGAGTCCTGTAAAATATCCTGAAGACTTCTTGTTTTCTTTAACCCAAGTAAAAGCAACTGTTTTGTATGTGAACCCCCAAGACTTTATAACTTCAAATGCTTTGTTAAGAAGCGGGTCAATAACCCAAATAAATAAAACACAGTCGTCATTAGTAATATCATGGATAGGTAAATTACAAATATCAGAAATAGACATACAACTATAATGCTGTAGAGGACTTCTGTCGTTACCCTTGTCAGACCAGCTTTTAAAGTTCCAAGCTGGGTCAGCATAAATAATGTCATATTTTTTATTGGGAAATGGTATCACACAACATCTCCTAATGGCAACGGCTTGTAATCATCGTCATCATCATCTCTGTCTTGTTTTAGATATATCTTGCCCAGATAGATTGCCATCATAGAACTGTTTAGTTTGGTAGCAATATCAAATTGTGTCTTTCTTATGTTCACTTTAGCAATAGCTACCCCTTCTTCAAATGCTTTAGAGGCTTCTTCTGATCTATGTATAGTGGCATATGAACACCCAATAATTGTCCCTATTTCTCCCTTCACACACATATAGGAAGCCATGTGTTTTATTTGTTCTAGTATTTTGGGTGTAAATACAAAACTAGGTCTTCCGAATGGTTTTGTTTCTATGATTTCTGTTTTCTTGTCCATAATTTACCGATATGTGATCGTTGTTTTTTGCCTACTACTTTTTGAAAGCAAATGCAAGGTATTCTATAAGTTTTGGATTCTGATTGAATACATCTGAGAGTGCGTTGCCTGTGGTTTCGCAAACTAATTCTTCACTTTTGGCTGGTAGATTCCACGCATAATGCTCTGCTATCACATGTATGACTTCATGTATAATGGTGTTAAAATTAACTTTATCGTCTAATGATTTGTCTATTGTTATAGTGTTAGTAGAGGTGTCCACTTCTCCATATATTTTTCTTTTAGATGCTTCTTTTTTTGAGATATATTTTATTTTAAAATCCCTATGTCCAAATTTTAATTGAGTAGGTTTCTTCATGCAAGGCTACTGAGTTAAGTTTAAAGATACTGTTGCTTATTAGTTTGATTTGTTATCAGTTGCAAGGCGTTGTTTTACAAATTCCTCAAATCTATCAGAACTTAACCGTTTTCTGGCAATCTCAAACTCGGAATAAACCTTTTCTTCAAATATTTCTGTTCTAAGGTTCTTCAATCTAGGTTTGCTAGACTTAGGTATTTCTATCTTTTTATATTTATTAATCATAGGAGTTTCTACTATATTACTTTTATTTGATTTATTTAATTTCTTTCTTCTATTAGTTAGAGTCCCTGTTGATGTGTCTGTTTTTTTCTTAACCACATCTTGATATTGTATATATTTTTCAATGCTTATTCGCATTAAACCTCGTGTTAGACTAACTGTTAGAGTCCCTGTTAGCTTAAGGTTCTTAATTACAGTCCTTGAATTCTGAACTGTTATACCAAATTTCTTAGCTATATCGCCATAAGTAATTAATAACTCACCACGATTCAGAGCAATACGCTTTTTTCTATAAATAACTGTTACCGGTTCGTAACTTGCTTGAGATAATAGAAATATAAAAATTGACCTATCTAATTCATTCCTAAAACTGGTGCTAGAATAAATTTGCCTATGTAGAAGAATCCAACCTCTTTTCATTTGACCACCTTCCTAACTTTATTTAAAATGTCTGCGTATTTTTTATTAGCTGTTTTAATAGAAACATAAATTGGGTACCATGTAAGATTAAATTCCTTACCTAGCTTGGCGTAGCTTATATTTAACCTCTCTTTTAAAATAGATAATAGAATCTTCTTTTGGTCTATTTCAAAAAACTCCTTATCGTTATTATATATTTTTGGATTCAAGAGTGCTTTTTGCACTTGCTTGGTGATTTGCGTACTGTTCAATGTAGTAGTCATAGAAACCTTCCTTTGCTAAGTTGTTGATCTTTTTGCAAATTGTTTTTAATGCTAAAGATTTTGATATTTCTATAGGATTTGTATTGTGTTTGCAATAAAATTCTAATTCAGACATTGTGTGTTGATCGTGGTGGACTTGCCAAGTCATAGGTACTACAAACATATCGCCACCCTTAGTTCCCAGACCGCAATCGCCTCTACCAAACACATTTCTTATATGACAGGCTTGGACTCCATAATTTGACCGAGTGATGATGCAAACATTATTTCTTGCAACCCACTCCAAATGAACTCTGGATTTAATAATGATTCGTTTTGGGATAATCATAGTAGCGTAGCCAAACTGAGGGAAGGCACTCCGAATGGCTACAATTAACCTAATAGTAGCAATAGAACAAAATAGCAACATAAATAAGTGTTTGAATTCATTATATTCTATTTATATAAATAGCTAAATTAAATGGTAGTTAAGTATTGCATTGGGGGTAAATATCTATATTATTTTTATATTAACAATTAACAAAGGGAAAACAAATGACCAATTTAAACAAAGACTACAAAAACCCTACAATTTATATTGGGGATTATATGAGTGAATATTATGAAAAAAATAGTAATAATTGCATTGAAAGCTATCAGTGCATACTTTGTGGAAAAGGTATAAAACATACTGCCAAACATTACACAATAGTTGCTGGTCAAGGTAGTGAATTAAATTTAATTCATAAAGACGAATGGGATTATGCAGAATCTCCAAAAAATACAGATGGTGGTTTTATGGGTGGTTGGGATATTGGTTCAGAATGTGTAAGAAAATTAAAAAATATTCCAAATATTAAAGATTATATTAGAAAACCAACAAAAGCTTAAATTAACTGGGGGCGAAAGCCCCCGCAACAGGAAGGTAACTAATGGCAGTATTTATATTTTTACTAATTATTTTAACAGTAATGTTTGTATATGGCATATTAGGAATGATTTTTAAATGGGAAAAATAGCAAACAACTTTAAGAAGAATGAAATAGAAATCTTACACGAGATGTTAAGAGATTATATTTTAGAACAAGAGGTAGTATATGCACAATCTATTAAAAAAGATTATTATAAACTATTTAGCAAACTAACAGAAATGAAGGGAATACAATTATGAACAATTTAGACTCTAGCTTTGAAAGAGCAAAAGAAATCAATAAGCAACAAGAAGAAATGCTAAAACACGAAGTGTACAAGGAACAAAACATAGTTAATACTATGATACAAGAAATTATGTCAGGAACTTCCCCCAGTATAGTTAAGTTTGATGCTAGAAAAGATTTTGATATAACAGACCAAGACGCTGAGTTACTATATAGCCAATCATTAAAACATATAGAGGAGAACACAAAATGGTACAAAAGATGAACGAAAGACTGTTTGCCAAAATACATTTGAGTATTTTGTTGAAGGAAAATAGACAAGATGAATTAATTGAAATAGTAAATTTCTATTTTTCACAGAAGCCAAATGTAATAAAGAAATTATCAGCCCGTTATGAAGCTGAAATTAAAAGCAAAACAAAAACAAGCAAGGGAAGGAAATATGAAAAAACTGAAAATGTCGTTAGCATTACTAATGACGATAGTGCTGACTAACTGTGCCTACAAACCGCTAATAGATTCTGCTGGAAGGTCTGGTACATTTCCAAACAGTACAGCAGAACAAGCAACTAATGACATACAGCATTGTAGAATTTTAGCAGATCAAAATTTATCAAAGGCTGATGCAGTTGGTGCTTGGGTTACAAATAATATTTTAAGACCTTACTCTTTGTTTATAATACCTGAAGAAAAAAGAACACAGGAAAATTATATGAAAAGCTGTTTAAAAGGTAGAGGACACTCTATAATAAACTAAACAAAAGAAGGAAATAATGAACCAAAAACTACTAGAACTAAAGCTAGAATTGCTCTATGAAAAAACAATGAGATTAGATTTACTTAATCACTTAGAGTGGAAGGACTCAAGGGATATGTGTTTTGAAGAAATACAAAAGGATATTCTTGTGCTGTATTACTTATTTAAAGAGGAAAAAAGTAATGTTGTGGAACTTACCAAAACAAACTAACAAAGGAGAAGGCAAATGAACAGACTAATAGAACTACTCAATAAAAAAGAAGAACAATTAACTGTAGAGGATATTATAAACATCTACGGAAACGAAAGAGAAAGCCTACAAGCACTACACGAACAAGAATACCAAGACCATGTAGAACTTTCAAAACTTAACCCAAGTGCCGAAGACCAAATTGATTTCCGAAACAGATGGAATGAAATTGGTTTTTACAAATAAAGGAACCATGATTACAAAAGAACAATTAGCAGAAATAAAAATAAGGCTAAAACACACTCCTTATGAAAACCTGAAATATGAAGACAAGATGTTATACCGATTGGGATTTAAAGTTGGATATAAGATTGGACTAGAACATAATGTTAAAGTAAACAAAAAAAATGCCCCTTATCGTACACGAAAAAAGTACAACACCATTTCCCCTAATAAGGAAGTAAATAAAGAAGCGGTAAAAAAAATAATAGACTCTGTGATAAATCACTTTGGTATTACTGAACAGCAGTTCTTTAGCGAGGCAAAATTTAGAAGTCTTGTTATGTGTCGGTCTATTTGTACCAATTTAATAAGGGAAAGATTTAATTATTCCACCCCTCTTATTGCTGAAATCTTAAACAAAAAAGACCACACCACTATTTTGTATCATTTGAGAATGAAACATCTGAAAATAAATATGTGGGATTCTAGTAAAAGAATATGGGAAGATTATAAACAACTAAACACTAATGAGTTGCCATCTTATGTTTAATACTTTACATTTTAATTCAATAACTATATAAAAACGAATCAACAAAGGGAAGGTACAATGATTGAAACTAAACTATACGACAACACAGAAACACTTTATTTTGATCCCATTCCACATAAGTATGTTTGGAATGATGAGTTAATAATTTCAGCCACTACAATCGTAAAACTAATGACTCCGGCGTCAGCAATAGGCAACTGGAGTTCTTTAATGTGTGCTAATAAATTTAGAGAGTTAATCCAAGCTGGTAAGTCTTATGATGAGATTCAATTAATTGGATATTACGATCAGATTAAAAAAGCACCCAATGCCAATATGTCCAATGCTGGATTAATAGGTGGTCAGGTACATGATTTAATTGAAAACTATATTCACCGAAAAACAGTTCCTGAAATACATAATCCAGAAATGAAGAAGTCTTTTGATAAATTTAAGACTTGGTATGACCAGCAAGAAGGACTGGAGTTAATCTTTACTGAAAGAAAAGTATTATCTCGTAAGCATAAATTTTGTGGAACTTTAGATGCTTTGTTTAAAAAGAATGATGAATACATTATCTATGACTGGAAGACATCTTCTGGAATTAGAGATTCATATTATGTACAAATTTATCTTTATGCCCTTTGTTTAGAAGAAGAATTTGGATTCAAAGTACCTAAAGGAGTCATAGTTAATTGCACTAAAGATGGAAAATTAAGAATTGCCGAGTTTGATATAACCTCTGACAATCATGATACAGCTTTATCATGCTTAAAATTATATCGTTTTAAACCAAACAAAAAGGAAGGTAAATAACATGAGTAATATTATAGGAATAGTAACGGCTTCTTTTGACAATCGTCAATATCAAGGACAGCCAAGTAAATACCCAAGCTGGAAAATAATGATTGGAAGCGAGGAGTTCACAGCATACACAAATGACAATCTTGGAATAAAACAAGGGGACAATGTGAGTCTGCACTTCCAGATTTCAAAAAAAACACAAAAAGCCTTCGTGGAATCGGACTACACTACTAAGAAGCCGAAGATACAAATAATTCCAGTACAGGGTTCTGCACCATCTGAAGAAATACCTTTAGATGATGACCTCTCTAACTTTGAACCAGACCACCATGCTAATAATGGAGTTGAACAGCCAAGCGACTTTAATTATGGTGCTAATGCGTCTAAGCCAATAGATAACAAATCAATGCAGATATTTTGTTCAGCTATGGTCAAGAGCAGTTTGGAATCAAATCAACTGAAGGCTGACAAGGCTTCTATTCAATCTTTTATAAAAGATATGATGGAAGTTTATAAGGCTTCATTTTAATGAATTCAGCCCTACCCAATGAGTATACTGATTATTCCCTTTTCAGATTGGGTGGGGTTTCCCCAACTATTGCTATTAAAAGAATATTGATATAATAATGACAGTAATTAAAACTAAAATTGGATCGGTGTTCTTTGAATACATTGAACATTATCCTAATGAACAAGATGCTTTAGATTCTAAGAATGGAGAATTCAAAGCAGTTAAACTTAACAAGTTACGAATGGAACGAGTTAAGATAACCAAACAGGAGAATGATGAAGCAAAACATCAAAACCCTAGTTCAGAAGTTGCGTGATGACGAATATAAAAAACACCAACTTTACTTGGCTAACTTTTACAAAGCCAAGAAGTATTTTGAACAATATAAAAGCACAATGTTCAAAAGAATTAGGGAAGAAGAACTACTTACAGGCTAGTCAGTTCTTATACAACCAGTAATACAAGGAAGGCTTTATGGAATACTGTTCGCTTAAATCACCAGAAGAAATAAAGATAGAATTAGATACTGCAAGTGATATTGTTGCAGAAACTCAATACACCTACCACCGACTAGATGAACACAAGAAAATTCTAGCAGAAACTTTAACAGTAAAATACAGAGTAGAAAAGAATTGTAGTATGGCAGAAGCCAAGAGTTATGCTTTGGCAGACAATGCTTACAGAGTTCACATTGATGGCTTAGTAGAAGCTGAAAAAATTTACACTAAAGCAAAATCTGGATATTCTAATCTACTGGCTACTCTGGAATATATGCGAAGCTGGATAGCGTCACAACGGCATTTATCTAAATGACAAATCAATCCTTTTTTGCAAAAATTGATGATAGAGGAGAACTAGACCTTGAAAGAAGAATTGAAGAATCAACTAATGAGAATTTGTTTCTTAAAGAACATATAGAACAACTCAAATTAAGAATCAAATATTTGCAACAACAAATCAGAACCTATAGTGTGAAGGATTATGGAAAAAAAGATTAGTCCAAAAGGAGAGCATAATAAACTTAATTACAATGATAGGATTAAAAATTATGTGGATTTTTCAGAACAAAGGTTTGAAGAATATTGTCAAAAGCATAAATACTTTTTTCGTAAATTACATCTTAACCAATCTGATGATATTTTTAATTGCCCTATTCCTCATTGGAGTCGTCTTGGGTTACTTACTTCTATGCCTGACTACTTTGTTTATAATGACAGGGAACAGATATTTATTGAGGTTAAGGCTTCACCCAAAATTAAAATCCGAGATTTAAAGTCCTACATTTCTTGGGAGAAAATGTTTTGCGATCCCAAATATACTAAATACAGAATTGCTTTTTGTTTTAATGATAAAATAATTATGAAAACAGTAGATCAAATATTAGAACTATTACCCAAATCTAAACTTGATTCGTACCACGAAGGCAACAAGTACTATATTCTCCCTCTATAAGCTATATAAATAGCCACTTATTAAGCTATTGCTATATTATATAAAATATATATAAATAGGGTAATGAAAACAACAAAGGAGAAAAAAATGAAAATAAACTTACAAAATGTAATTAAATTATTTAATCAAAAATCTAATAAAAATTTTGATATATTATTTTTTACTGACACAACATTTTATAACAAGGTACAAAGATTATCTTTTATAAATAAAAATGTTAATGATTTTGTAAATGAGTTAATTGCTTATACAAAGGAGAACGCATAATGATAAACAAAATGAAAGAAGCTAAAAAAGTTGTTTTAAAAATCTTATCAGAAACAAAAACAAGTTTAACACACGATCAAGTTTCAAAACTTGCTGATAGAATAATTAAAAACTATTTACTTAACCAACAGAAG